GCGTTAGACTTAGGTGGGATGATTAGACCCAACCACCGCCTCGGCAAACATGCTAATGAACGTTTCATCCGAAGATGAACGCTCAAGCCAATCCCATCGCCACGGTTTCCTATCTGGATCGAATTTCGATTCCAAGAGACCGTAGCCCCGGGCGGCATGCCTGCCAGGAATATGGACATCTGGATCAAGCAAGAATATATTTGTCTTCTTGCTAATGTCCTGCATTGTCCCATGGTAGGTAAGGGGGGTTAACCCTCCTTCCTTTCGCTTCCGGAGGTATAATTTACCCTTCGCAAGCCGCCGGTGGAACTTATGGGACACCGTCATAATTGATGGTGTCCGCAAGAACTCAACCGGACCTACCCCGTACAATAGATACGACGAAGCGAATCGCGTCGCCTCCTCTGCTGCCTCCTTTAAGGAGGGGAGCGGCCCCCGTAAATTGGGGTCGAATCCGAGGCGTGTAAACCTTCGTTCGTCTGGCGGTATATTCTCGTCTATCGAAGATTTCTCTTCCCGCACAAGGTTCCTCAGCCACTCCTTTGAGGCGTGGCGCACCTGTTGTGGTGTTCCCGAAGGAAGAGGGGATAACCCTGTGCCGGTCGCCCAGTCCACAAGAGTGAGCGACGAAAGGCAAGACAACCACCGTTGCGTGTTGTGGGGATTCAACCCAGCTGTATGCGGGAAGCAAGGATGGTTTACACCCCCTAGCATAACCGCCTCACGCACAGGCACCCCATATGAGAACGCTGCTTGCGTCTCATTCCAGTAGGGGAGCTTTTTCCACAGTCGATGAGGGATGTGGAACTGGAAGTCCACACAGTGCTGACGCACCGCCGTCGGCTGGTTAAACCAGCTGATGGATCCCTTAGACCCTCCTGGTGGAGCACTCAGGAGCTTGGTGGGGATAAAAGGAAGCTTATGATCTCCCCGCATCGGAATCTCCTTGTATAAGGAGTACACCGGGTGGATGAAGATCTTATTAGGCTTCCCCTCCTTGGGGTCACCCCGGGAGAGAACCGCACCTAACTCACTCAAGGACTGCTCATGAATTTTGAGACGGTCCATTGGGCCCCATTCCTTATGGTTTGGGCTGAGCGACTTCAGGATCTCGTTCATCTTAGATGTACGAGAATCAGGGGGTTCGGACAGTATCCTAGGCACAGCCTTTTGGCCTAAGGGTATGCGGGAGTCATCTCCCGTATTCCCGTGCTTCGGCAACCCTGCCCGTTCACCACTGAAGTTGGTAACTAAATCCATGAGAGGGAAGCTAGCTGCTTCTCCCATGGGGTCACCCGTCGAGGTGGTGATGCCCGGTAATGCATTTACCGTGCGCCACCATTCTTCCCAATCCTCTACGTGGCTTACCGCCATATCAAAGGCAGGGCCAGAGGTTTCGAAGAAAGGGGTGAGATCTGCAAAGATCTCATCCTCCTCGTCCCAACGTGGGGCAAACTCGTCCCGATCCACCGAATTATAAAAATATGACGGTGTCATTATGTTGGGTCGCGCCTTTTCCCAATCCAATCGTAACAGATCGGCGTAAGGGTTAGGAGGCGGGTCCTTTAGGTCATCCTTCCGAGCGTCTCTATAGTCGTCGGGGGAGATTAACCTGCGAGGTCCAAACAACTTTGGTAAGTGTTTGGCAAACACGCGGAGCCTAGGGTGTAATTCGAGTATTTCTTCATAGAATACTCGTTGAAGCCAGAAAGGGTGCAGGTCTGTGGCGGAAGTCAAATCTTGACTATACCACGGGCCCGACCATCGGTCGAGTCTGATTTCAGGCTTCCCACCCAGTCCTTCACGGTTCCGAGGATCCCTTAATAAATGGGAATCCGCGGCGCGTCGAAGGATTTGAGAGACGTGGAGGACAGCACAAGGTGCAAGTGTCGGGTAACGGGTCTTAAGACCTGCTTCCGGCGCACTAAGTGCCACGAACGGAATCATATCGATCCGTTCGAAAGTCCACTCAACCGCTCTATTAAGCGCTAAGCTGTAGATCTGCTGTAAAGCAGCTAACTTATTCAATCGCGACAACTCAATTCGAGGGTCGTAATAGTACCCGGCACGCCCACTTTGGCCTAAGCCCGTGAAGCAATGTTCTGCAGTACTATAGTAGATTGACGTTAGGTCTAGACAACTCCCATCGGGGTTGAATATGACATCTGTCGGCCTTGGCTCTGATTTCATCAAGGCCAAGCCTAGTCCTACTAGGTCTTGGGTCGCCGCGGCGAAACCGCCCTGCTGTCGGGAATATCCCAACGCAGCCCCAGCCGAGCAATCGGTAGGGTAAGAGATATTTTCAATCTCCTTAGGTCGGTATCGTCTCAGGTATTCCTGGATGAATGGCCTCCATGCCGGTACTTCAGGTGGGGGTTCCGAGGTCAAACGTTTGACCAACGAATCGTAACCTGCCGCAATATCCGACATTGCATGAGGCGGAAGAGCTCTGCCCAAATATGAAAATATGAGGGCATAGTATTTGCTCGGTATTGACCTTAATAAAGGCTGGTTTGGCTTTTTAGCACCAAAAAACCATGCCCGGGCATGCCCAGCGAGCTCTTTCAGCTTTTTGGCGGACTTGTAAGGGTCCATCAATAGCTGCACTCTGAATCTCTCAATCTGACGGCGGAGATCGGCATTCACATTCCATGTGATGCCGTACCCCCGAAATTCCGCAGATGTCGAGGTCGTGCGAACAAGTTGGTATGATAACATCAACGCGTCCCACGTCGCAGCATAAAACCGGAGAACTTTATAGTTCCGGAAGTAAAGCTTGCGACCAGAGTCATCCGTTTCCAATTTGGAGAATGCACGTAGGATGGCCTCAGACTCAACCGCCAAGGCGGCATTTTTAGTCATAAGGTCCCTACCCGGCTTCTTCACGCTTAGGATAGGATGAGAACCGACAAGGCTCCCTCCCTTTACATCGAATCGCCTGCTATTAGCGACGATTCCAATGGGGAGTAGGAAAAGCGGAGGAATTCGCTTTGAGCACAAACCCGTGGCGGAGGCATGATAAAATCCTGCTTCCTCCAACGGCATGCTCGCCTCTTCGTTATCGAGGTCGTATTGGTCCCATTCCTCAGTATACACTGGGAGACGGTGACCTATACTGCCCAAGATTACACGAACTTGGTCGGTACCCTCTTTAACCTCCTCTTGCAAAGGTTTTTTACTTTGAATAAGAGGTCCAGTCCGCCGGATGCATTCATCGACAAGGTCATTGACCTTTTCGACATGCTCCAGCTCTTTCGGAGGGTTCAGGTGTACCACAAGGGTTGCCTTATCCTCCACAGACTGGAACGTTCCTTGGGGAGCGCGATTATTTCGTCGACGCCCCCCTCGGGATCGTACTGACGAACGGCTAGAAATACTGCCGTCGTCCGAATCCGTGTCAGAACAAACTGAACGCGGAATCTTTACTTTTGAACCTCTTTCGGGGTTCTCATGCAAATGCATGAAATCGTGTTCATCACTGTCAAATGACATTGGTGGTCACG